GATTTGCCATAATGTAAGTAACCTGTCACACTTTTCTTGTAAGTCTTACACGATTAGGGGGAACTAATGCCAAAGACTCTACATATCTGCAAAGGCGCAGAGCTAATGGTGGGGGATACGCTCGTATTCAAAAACCATCATTACACAGTTATCCACATTGAGGATGAAACCTTTGGAAGAACTGTATGCCTTGTGGATAACCTTGGGGATAAGCGCGTTCGCTTTGTAACCAATGATGAGATCATAACTATCGAGTTGTGATCAAGTTTTCGGTGGAAGGCACACCGATACAACAGGGCAGTATGAAATTTATTCGCCCTGGGGTAATGATTCACTCTCGCGCTGTAGAATTGGCTGCATGGAGAGCAGATATAGCTCATGCCGCTAAACTTGCTGGTTGCACACCCATTACCGACCCGATTGCGATAACTATGCGATTTCGAGTAAAAAAACCAAAGACCGTTAAACGCGATTACCCAACAGTAGCTCCTGATTTAGACAAATACATTCGTGCGTGTTTAGACGGATTAACGGGTACGGCATACGAAGATGATTCTCAAGTAATCAAAATAACCGCTTCCAAGGAATACTCAGACACGCCAGGCGTGGATATTGAGGTTTCAGATGAGTTTGATTGCCTATAAATCGAACACCTGTTCGGTGATACACGCCATAAGAAATTTAGCTGAAATGCTTGCTATTGGGGTGGCATAGGAGTAAGTTTTGTCTTGTCAGAGGAACGAACGGAGAATCTGACGGAGGTAGAAATGGCTACAAATTTTGAAGGCGTTACAACAGCTGAACTAATTGCTGATATCAAAAAGCAATTGGCGGAACGCAAAGCACAATTTGAGCGCGACTATCCAGTAAATGTAGGCGCATAAATGGCAACTGTCACTCTTACAATGACTGCTGAGGATTTTAACCTTCTCACTTATTTAAGTGCCGAATGGCATCCCGACATTCTTAAACATCCCAATCGTTTTGATGGCGCACCCGCACCTCTTGGGTTTAACAAAATCTATTGGTGCGAAAGATACCTTGAAACAATGTTATGTCAACATTACTTGAGTTCAGTTGGTGAAGAATCCGTTACCAAGCGCGATTTTACTTTAGGCACTTGGTCTATCTTCACCAACTACGATATTGATAGGTGGGTGAACTAATGCGCGGAGTTTACGCAGGTTCAGTTGAGGTAGATTGCCCAAGCTGCGATAAACCTTATGAAGATGATGGCGAGATTTTTGCCGGTTATCTTTACACCCTTTGCCCTCATTGCAACTACACATGGGAGCGCCAAGCATGATAATCGCCATAGCAGTTACTCTTGTCACCGCTATCTTTTTAATTTCAACAAGCATGGAAGGGCCTTTTGATGAAGATAATTTGTAAAGAACAGCATTGGAGCGTTAAGGATGGGCAGTTAATCCTTGATACGCCCGAAGGTCAGGAACTTGCCAAAAAGGTCATTAAGACACTTGAAGCTCAGATCAGACTCGATATTTACGACAAAATCTGTGCTATGCCACTTACCACTAATCGCAAACAGCTTGTGAAGTTAGGGATAGATAATGTTGCCTTAATGGTTCAAGATGCTTGCGCTCAGATTGCCTTGGGGGAAAAATGAGTGGAATAAATGATATTGAAAAATCTTTGCGTGAAAAAATTGCCAAAGACCTTGAAGAACTTGAAACGCCAACAAGCATTTCATCTGATTGGTTTGCTGCATCTAAGCGTACAAAAATGGCTGCAATTGCCATAGTGAAATATGGGTTACCTCAATGAGAGCGACATCCGAAGCAGCATACAAAAAAGCATTGCCTACCTTTGGCTCTAAGCGCGCCAAGGTATATCAATACATTCTTGACCAACAAGAGCGCGGAGCTACCGACCAAGAAATACAAGCCGCACTCAATATGCCAGGTGACACCCTTCGCCCTACTCGCCTATCTCTACTCAAGGATGACTTGATTTATGAGTCAGGCAAAACTCGACAAAACCAAAATGGAAACGATTGCATTGTGTGGGTTGTTTCAGAGATAGAACAGGTAGGACTTTTCTAATGCCTCAATACGAATACCGATGCCCCGCAGATCAAGCTATGATTGAGCTGTATCAATCCTTTGAAGATAACTCAATACCTAATTGTCCTCAATGTGGGCAACAAATGAATAAACAATTTAACACGCCACCGGGGATTGTCTTTCGCGGTGGAGGATGGGGCGGCAAGCCATGAATGACTTAGAGTTTCTTATGTTGTTAGAAGAAAGCATTGCTGATCTATTGTCAGCTATTACAAGTATCTACGGAGGGTAAAATGCAAGAACGCAGAATTGGCAAGTATTGGCTTCACTATGGTCGGCTTAGGGGTATAGCTCTTGGGCTTAGGATTGATCGTTTTGGTTGGGATATAGATTTAATTAAGTTTTTTATAGGAGTAGAAAAGTAATTAAACATCAAGAAGCATTTATCAACATTTACGGAGGTTAAAATGGTGAGCAAGGCTGGACAAAAAACTATTCGGACAACAAATGTTGTACCGATAGGAAAAGACAAAGGGGCGTATAAGCGGTATATACAACGCCAATTGTTGTTGTTAAAATTTCAAGAAAAGATTGATGCAAAAAGGCTTGAAAATGATTGAACATATCCTTGCTGAACGCCAAGAGCAATATGGTGATGCTAAGGAAAACTTCACCAAAATTGGGCTTATGTGGAGCCTTGTTCTTGATCAAAAGATAGTCATTGAACCTGAGCAGGTTGCTCAAATGATGATTGCCCTTAAATTAGTCCGATTGAGCGCAAATCCTGAGCATGAGGACTCTTGGCTAGACATTGAAGGCTACGCCAAGCATGGACTTGCTATAATAAACCCAACCGACAACTAAGGAGGTTCAGAGATGAACGCACTTAACAACGGAGGCACAGCCATCGAAGTTCTAGGCAGGGGAGAGATTGGCTACTAATAGAGTTAAAGAGGCGCTTCCTTTTAATAGCCGCACTTGCGGTAGGAATAGCGTTTGCAACACCAGCCATAGCTCTTGAACCTCAGATGAAGCTAATAGAGAAGTTTGGACATCAGCCTCGCGCTTATGCCAAAACTCTCGTACCTTCTAAAGAGTTCAGTTGCTTAGATAAGCTGATACGACTTGAGAGCCATTGGAATACGAAAGCAAGAAATCGTAGTTCGGGAGCTTTTGGTATTTTTCAGTTTATGCCGCACACTTGGGAAAACTACGGTTATGTCAAAACGACTAACCCAATTATCCAGGTACAAGCGGGGCTTAGATACATCAAGGTTCGGTATGGAAATTCATGCCAAGCCTACGCTTTCCATCTTAATCATGGTTGGTACTAGATTTCATACTAGCCGTTCCTAGTATGAATACGAGGGGGTTGAGCGCAAGCCGCTCCCCCCTCACTTAAATTACAATGGTGTAAGATAACCGCGTGACCACAATCCTAGCCAAGATAACTCCTACTAGAGTTCATATCGCCGCAGACTCTTTAGTAACAGCTACTCGCAAGTATTCACATCCGCAAATGGCAAAGATCGTTGAGCGTGGCCCATACATTATTGCGGGAGCCGGGGAGAGCGCGGCTTGCGACATCATTCAACACATTTGGAAACCACCTGCACCCATAGCAGCAGACAGAGCAGACTTGTATCACTTTGTTGTGAGTCGAGTTGTGCCATCTATGAAAGATTGTTTTAAGCAGAATGATTACAAATGGGATAAGGATGAATCTGATGATGAAACTAAGTTTGCTTTTCTTATTGCGATTGGTGGCGAGGTTTTTGACATTGCTGATGATTTTGCCGTTTGTCTTGATTCTGATGGTATATACGGCATTGGTAGCGGAAGTTCATTGGCTATTGGCGCTCTTAAAGCTGGCGCGAGCATTAAGAAAGCGTTAGAGATAGCCGCCGATAAAGACCCATACACCGCAGGGCCTTTTATTTATTTTGAGCAGGAAAAATGGATAAGATAGTTGCGAACACAGTATTAGCCAGGGCAAATGGTTATTGTGAGAGATGCGGTAAGCCGTCATCGGATTTAGCCCTTCATCACCGCAAATTAAAAAGTCGAGGAGGCAAGGATGAGGTCAGCAATCTTGTTGGCGTATGCCATCCCTGCCACAATTTAGGCACAGATTCCATCCACCTCAACCCAACGAAGGCTACGGTCAAGGGGTGGATGGTTCCTACTTATGGAGATACGGAGAAATACCCGTTGCACCTGCCTGATAGTAGGATTGTTAGACTAGACAATGAAGGCAACTACATAGATATAGAGGGCGAATCATGGCAAGAGTTGAAGTAAAAGGCAATGTCGGCACAGATGCCGAAATTAAATTTATTAAAGGCGCTAACGGTGAGTTTGCCGTTACATCATTTTCATTAGCCGAAACTCCACGCGAGCGCAAGGGTACTGAATGGGTTGACGGCGAAACTGTTTGGTATCGCATTTCTATATCAGGTAAAGATGCCGAAAGCGCAACTGAAATTAAAAAAGGTGACAAAGTTACTGTTATTGGAAAACTTAAGGTTTCAACTTATCAAGCCAAAGATGGAACAACCAAGGTAGGTATTGAAATCAAGGCTGAAGAGTGGGGAGTTAAACCTAAAGCAAAATACGCACAACCTAAGCCACAGGCTGAAACAGACTCATTTTGGAACTCCTAACCTCTAAAGAGGTATGCGAACTTCTTAGCATTACCCACAACAACCTTCACCAAATACAACATCGCGGTCATTTGCGTTGGGTAAAAAAAGAAGGCAAAATTGTTTTTTACAGTCG